CCCATCTTCTAAAGTTATTGTTCCTATTTGTTCTGCAGGTTCAATTATCGGCATTTTCTCTCCAATTAATGTTAAAACTTAAAATAACTCTATCCTCATTAGAATTATTTATTTTTACCTCATGTTGTAACCATGATGGGAAAAAAATCAATGAATTTTCCTTTGGTTCAAAATCTACGCTGTGAGCGATGTGTATAGAGGCATCTTTTTTCTTTGGGGGTGATAACACTTCAGCTTGTGGTTTTGGCTCTAGAAACACTAAATTACCGCTTTTTTTAGGCACTTTTAGATAGTACACTCCAGATAAGTAGTTGTAAGGATGTGTGTGCACATTATTTCTGGATCCTGGTGGATTAATCATACCCCACAAACCTGTCATTTCTGGAACGTATTTATCTTGCACATCTAAATGATTAAAGCACTCTTTAGCTTTTAATAATATATCACCAACCGTGCTTTTGAATTCTTCATCTTTGTAAAGCTCGTCGTTACTGTGCCAGCCTCCAACATTAGATCTTGGCATACCTTTTTCGTCTTTAGCTTTTATTTCATAAAGTCTATCTATTAAGTGACCGTGGCCCGTGACCTCTGTCATCATAACAGGTGTAATAAACAGTGATTGTAAATTCATAATATTCCTTTCTAAAGTTGACCTTTTGTAACCTCCATAAAGCTTACAATTATATGCACTTGGTTAGCAGCGTTAGCCTGTGCTTTTAGTACGTCAGACTCTTGCAAAACAAGAGGCTGAGATAGTAACTCTGTTGTAGTGTTAGTAGCTACACTTTTAGCTTTAAATAATTCAAATGTTGCAGATGATCTAACGACTTCTAAATCTACCAATGTTGTGCTTCCAGAATCATTACAAATTAAAATAGATTTTACAACATCAGTTGTTGGTGGCACAGGTGGTGTAGCACCTGGATTTGCCGTAGGCACTGTTAATATGGTTGTAAGATCTGTTGATGTAATATCAACCATTGCGCTTTTAAATGTATTAGCCAAGGAAAAAAGTCTCCGATTCTGTTTCTTCTTTTAAGTCTTGTTGAAAGTTTGTATTTAATAAAAAAACTATTTGTTCAAGTAATCTAATCATTTGATCAAACTGACCAGGGTCATATTCTTGTGTAGCATTAGGTAATCTAGTTATATTTATTTTAGCCATAAAAACCTCCAAAAGGATTAAAAAAATATCCTAACCCACCAGTGTTCATGTTTAATCCTTGACCTCTATTTTGCATTAAACTTGCAATACCCTCTTCTATCTTATTTAGTCTATCATTGATACCACTAAACTGATCGTCATAACCAATCAATTGTTGGCCAACTCTATTAAAAATATCTGCGTCAGGTATTTGTTGATTTGAAGCTATTGCAAATTCTTCTGGTCCTGAAACGATAGGATTTACAGTGCGAATAGCATTTCGTAATCCTGCAGGATCTGAAATTTGTGGAAGTGTTTTATCTCTCGTGTCATCTACAAAATTATTGCTAGGTGGTAAACCTGGTAAAGGCGTTTGTTCAGATACGGGTACACTGGGTGGTGTAACCTGAAAAAAAGATTCAGTATTAGGCGTACTTGGTGTTGCTTGCTGTGCACCAGACTTTGGATTTAATGGTGTGAGAATATTTGGAGCCCCAAAAATATCTTGACTAACTCCTTGCAGTGGTTGCCGACCACCCATTTTATATTCTGGTATTTTATTACCTGCAGCTAAAAAATCTTCGAGGTTAGAAAAACCAGCTGCAATTTGTCCAGGATCATTGTCAGCAACATATCTTGCCATATCACCTGGTTGACGAAAACTAAGCATTATCTTCTACCGTCTGGTCTTATTTCTAGTTTTTGTGATCCAAGCCTCCAAGGCGTATCATCTACTGTATTAGTTGTATATCGTATTTTTACAGCTCTACCCCTACCTCTTACACTTATTTTTTCAGTTGTGCTGGTTATAGATCCACTTGTTTGGACATTAGATGAAGATTGTGGATATTGTTCTAAAGTCAGTTGTGCTGTCATAGTGTTAGCTAAGTTGTCAAAATCTGGTACTAATTTATTAACAGACATTAATTGATCACCGTCTGCTATTTCAACAGAACCTGTTTCTAAAAATGCTGTTATGGCTGTTCCGTCTGCTTGATTGTTACCAGACTCATGTTCAAATATAGAAGACGCCCCTGCTGTTAATCCTAATATAGTAGTAGCGTTTGCAGTTGCAGAGGAACTGTATTCTGTTGCAATCGGTTTTTCATAAACATAAGCACCGAGCCATGTTGTTCTTGCTAAATTTATCGTATACCAAGTGCCTTCTAAATAATTGTAGGCAACAGCTCTATCTATTTGTGTAGCACTAGCTGAAGGATAATACCAAATAATTTCATTAAAAGCTGTATTCAAACCAACAGCAATATCATTTTTGTTGGTATAATTGAGATCATCAAATACATAATCTTGTACTGAGCATGGCATTTTTTTTACAACACCATCAAAAAGGTAAAATGCGTTGTCTGACATCCAGTAAGCTATGCCGTTAACCTCTATAGCTGCATGCTGTGCTATTAAACCAGCGTTAGCACCAAGTTGTCTAAGGCCAAATGTAAAAGGTGTGCCAACAAATTGAATACCGTGTAGTGATGTATCAGTCCAAACTAGTATTTGACCCGTTGATTTTACTGCGCCAACTATTCTAGATCCATCTGTAATTCGTAAAGACCCTGCCTCATTGGTAGCAACAGGAGTATAATCGGTGGCATCCTCTCTATCTGAAAATCTAAATAGTAAGTCATCTTGTGTAGCTGTGTTGCCAATTGTAGTTTCTGTTCCAAATATTAACAAATGTCTTGTATCTGTGGAGACAATACTGAATCTTGATGCTGTCGGTGCATTAGACAAAGCTGTAGCTCTTGCAGCTAATCCTCCTGATGTATCCCAGATAAAAGTTCCGCCGTCTAAAACAGTGGCTATTAAATCTTCACCAAAATTATCTAAAGACCAATTTCTTCCTGCAACAACAACATTAGAAGAAGATCTTGGTTCATCCCAAGTGCTTGCTCCCCATGTCTCAGTGCCCCAACCATATCCATATGTTGAAGACGTTGGTCCAGGATTTATTTGATATGTAGCAGTTACTGAACCTCCACCAGCAGCAGTAGTTCCTGAGGCATTAGTGCCTGCGTTTATAGTGTAAGTGTTGTTCGTAGGCACTGTAAGTATTTCAAACTCAGCATTAAAATCTATACCATCAACCACGTTCGTAGCAGATCCGTTGTCAAATGTTACAAAAGCACCTACTTCAGCGTTGTGGCCAGAATCTGTTACAGTCACAGTTGCAGAACCACTTGATGTTGCAAATGGATTAGTCAAAGCTTGTGTCTCTCTAAGTGGTGTTATGTCATAAACTTTACCTTCAGAGAAAATATAGAGTTTTCTATCTGTTCCTAATGCTAGATATCTTGTGCCATCTAAACCTATCCAAGAATGTGTATCTCTAACAACGCCTACCACTGTAACATTAGGATTTGGTAGATTAACCCAGCCACCCCATCTTTCTGGTTTACCATAATGAAATCTGACAAAATCAGAGTCTACATATTTACGTTCATCTCCAGCGGAATAGGCTGTATCCTGCTTATCGATACCTGGTCTAAATTTAAGATCCACTAATTGCATGTGTGAATAATAAATTACTTATTAAAACTGTGCAACAATTGATATCCTAGAAGTATCATTGTTTGAGGCAAAAACTAAAGGGGTATGCCATACCCCAGATTCAAAAAATATAGCTCTATTGGCATAAAACCCAACAGCTGTGTTGAGAGTAACTCCAGTCTCAGTAGGCACATAAAAGCCCGTGCCTTTATTTATGTCAACATCGCCATCAACATAAAGCACCATTTGATGTTTAAAATTGTCTCCTGTATCAGTGTGAGGCCAAGCCTCTCCTTTAGGCACTAAAGTTATGTGTAAAAGACTAAAATCTTTAATTTTAAATATAGTCTTATTTCGTATGTTTTTTATTAAAATATTTTTTAATTCTTCGTCATCTTCTATATTTCTATAAAACCATTTGTGTCTGGTTGATTCGTTAGAGTCAAAATAATCCATGTACGGTCCCCAACTTATCTGTTTTGAAATTTTTTTTAGATTATTAAAATATTTTTGCGGTAAAAAATTATCAATAACTTGTAAATTTAATTTTGTCATTTTGTTTTAAATTGAGTTCCAACATTACCTTTAAATGCATAATTTCCATAATGTGTCATACCACTCATGATATCAGCATATATTTTGCCACCCATATTTTGCCACAATCGACAAAAGGCATAATCCTCTGATAAATATCTTTTTGTCTGTGGCTCTATTGTGGTATCAAAAAATGAATAATTCCAATCAGATGTTTTGTGGTATTCAAACTCTTTGTCATGAGATTGATTAATATGTTGATCTGGTACAAATTTTAATTCAGGATAAACATTAGCCATTCTTTCAAACACGTTTCTTTTTATTAACATAAAACCTGTTGCACCATCCATAACTTCTATAAATCCTTTTTGCACTTCTATTCTATTAGAATCTTTAACATTTAAATTATATTGTAATGAAGCTGCGAGTAGCTCGTCTTCAGATATATCAGGATTATCTTTCAATCTCTTTTTTACTTTAATCCAATCAATTGTTTTTCTAGGATAAACTCCTGTAACCACGTCTTTATCAAACTCTAGCATTCTAATGACTGACTCTGGGTTAAAAGCTATATCAGCATCTATAAACATAAGATGTGTGTAATCACCATCCATAAAGAGTTGAACCAAAGTATTTCTAGCTCTGGTTATCAGTGACTCATTACCAATTGTTCCAAACTGTAATTCTATTTTTTTAGATGCAGCTAGAGCTACAAACTGCATGCAGCTTTTAAAATAGTCTGCTGTAATCATTCCTCCGTAACAAGGAGTGCCAATAAATACTTTTGTCATG